TTGTGGGTAATAAACATTGGGTGTGATGTAAACAGATGTTCTTTGACCATCTTCATCTAATGCTCTTTTTAATTCATCTTCGTATAACATTTTTAACATTTGAACTCTATCTAGTGCAATTTTTTGTGATAAATAAAATGCTAATCCTGAAACCATACAAGGATAAAATCTAAATGGCATATCAGTTGTATTAGAGTAAGCTCCTGCATCTTGTATTCTTGCAAGATAATAATAGAATATATTTGTCACGGCGCTCGTATCAGGAGCCAGATATAAACTTATAGTTGGTGTAATTTGTCTGTTTACGTAATACTGAGAAGGAGTTCCTGTATCAGTCTTATTTGGAATAGCAATATATTCAGATCTAGAAATTTTAGTTAATGTTTGTTGAGTACCACCTGTTGTAGTTACAACAGCTTCAAGTACATCATTACAATCACTTGGTGTATTGTAAGTTGCTGTTCCGTTTACAAGAGTTAATGTTTCTGATTTTACTTTCCAAAGATTAATTCCTCTATTTCCCCATTCAGAAAATAAAAGATTTAAACTTCTTCTAGCAGATTTAATATCGTGACCTGAATTAGTTCTTACACCACATCTTTCGTAAGCTTCTTCAATAGCTTCGTCAATCGTGATATTAAACGATGTAGTTCCCGATGTAGCCATTTCATAACCTTACGCTTTAATTGCTTCTTGTAATTCTAAAGGTAATTTTTTTTGAGCTGTAGTAAGTTTTCCAGTTTTAGCTTTCATCATCTTACCGTATTTAGCTTTTCCAATTTTACCAGTCATTTTGTAGGCTTTGTGCCCACCACCCATTTTCATCATAATAAACTCCTTAATTGATATAGTATAATAACACTATGACTTACTTTAGTAAATCTCCATAATAAGATACTAAGCTAGGGTTAGATAATTCAATATCTGCTGAATCGTGTTTTACAAATTTACCAAAATACTCACTTCTTTTTTTATATTCACCAGAAGTTTCAGTTTCCATAATTGGTCTATGTGATTTAGCGTGATCAACTGATAAACCTTTTTGTGCTTTTTTTGGTTTAGGAACACAGTTAGGTACTTTTCTACCATTCTTAGTTTTCATACCAACCATTTCGTATCCTTCCCAACAAGGTCCTTTTTTAGCCATTAGATACCTTCCTCCAAAAATACTTTAGTTTTTTTACAAGCACATTGCTTAATATTAAAAATCTTGCAAATTATTTCTTTAATCTTTTTCATCATAATTTTTAGTGGCCACTTTGAGAGTGTATAACTTCTCTTCATTGCGGTTATATAACTTTTTAGATTTTACCACTTTAGACCTAAAGAGTAAACTTCTAAGCTTTTCTGCTATTGGGTTTCTTTTTTTTCGCATGAGCAGAATCTTTCATTAATCTGCCGTTAGGCATATAGTGATAACCTGCAGGTGCTTTTTTCTTTCTAGCTCCTCTAAGTTTACCATCTATTTGTTGCGTCATCTGTGATCTTGATATTGCCATTATATTAAATCCTTTACCTTACCTAATATAGGTTTATATTTAGTTTGTCCATCTTTTTTAAATGCGTGTAAAAAACTAGCTCTTCTATCTTCTGCTACCCAACTACAGTGGATCCACCCGCTTGAAGGTTCTCCTGGAGTGTAGTACTCAAGGATAAGCTGGTCATACGGAAGTTCCCTATGTATCCATTCAGCAACTTCTGCATTATCTACACCAGGACATTCAAAATCTGCTGCTTCTCCTTTTGTATGTTGAGAATTTATTGAACTATTAATAGCTAAACATAATTCTGGAGAGCGATATCCTGAAGTAACTGTAACTCTTCCAAATCTATCTCTTACTGGTTGTAATATATTTTCACAAAGTAATTTAAGTTTTTCTATTTGTCCCGCATTAGGATTATTATTAATTCCTTTACGAATAGCTGTGTCTGATTTAATTAACTCTGAAAGAGTAAAGTTACGGGTAAGGTTCATTATTTTGGTTTTATAATTTTACTTATACTTTTACTACCATCTATATTTTTTTCAAGTTCTGCTTCTACTTCACCACACATAAACTGTTTGTTAGTCATATCCATATTTCTAGTGGCTTCTCTTTTCATTTTTAAACAGGTAGATAAATTATCTTGTATTCTGTGTTCTACAAGTTCTCCACCTATAAATAAACAAAGTGCAATAACTGTTTGTATCATCCTACAATTTTTCCCTTGTTAGGTCCATTTTTAATAACATATTTTTGTGTACCACCAGCACCTATATCAACTTCTTTTCTTAAGTACTGAAAAAATTTCATTTGTTTTCGAGATTCAGTTTTTTTTAAACTATGTTTAATCATCATATTTTTATTTATCTTTTCTCTATCAGACATTACTTCCTCCAATATTCAGTTATTTGTTTCCACTCACATTCAGAATCTTCACAAGTGTAGTCATATTCTTGTAAAGTTCCAGCATTAATGCCCGTTTCCGTTTCCATTACTAAACTTAATATCTCTTGTTTGATCTTTAAGTTTTTCGACATCTTTTTTAAGTTTTTCAATTTCCTTTTCCATCATATCAATCATAACACCTGTATGAACATTTTGTTTAAGTTGTTCTTCGTGTTCTTCTATTTTTTTCGCATTGTATTCAAGAAGCATGAACTGCTCTTGGTCAATAGGCTTTTGAATACTAGCTTCTAGTAAATCTTTTTCAAACAATTGATTTTTTGTCTCTAATCGATTTAATCTTTCAATTACACCAAATGCAAACCACGCGCCTATAACTATGGCTGCAATCAAACCAATTAAGTTACGTAATGGTAAACCAATATTTGTATTTTCAGAAATTTTCATAGGCTAATTATAAACCTATGTTTAGATGATAAAAAGTATTATACCTATAATAACCGTTGTAATTAAACTGCAAGTATACTTAGTATTATTACAAATATAACATTTAGATTCTTTGTGAATATTTTTTTTAAAAGTTTGTTTTAAACATTCATAAAATTTTAGCATTTCCATCTCCTTCTTGCTTGTCTTAGTCTTGAATTAGGATCTCTTGCAGCTTTTGGAAACATCTTCATTTGCCCTGCTGATCTAGCACAAAAAGATTTTCTTCTTTTAGCTGCTTTACTTCCTTTTTTAACTTTGCCTGTTACAGCTGTTTTTAATTTTGACCCAGGGTTCATTCTTCTGTATGCACGGACCCCTGCTGCCGTCATACCTGCTCCAGATTTTGTAGATCTGAAATTTTTTTTATTACGCGCAGGCATTCCACCTTTTGCATAACCCTCGATCTCTATACCTAAGTCAGCATAGTAATCCATAGACACCTACACTGTTAAACCAGGACCTGAATATTTATCAGTTAACAATGTGTAAGCAGCGACATTTGTTTTTGTTTTAACAAAAATTCCTTTTGGAAAAAGTATTCCGTCTTCTGGAAAGGAAAAGTTGATTACATCACCGTTAGGTACATCACCTATGAAAAGTGTGTCACCTGTATTTGAAGTTGTAGTTAATTCTAAAACTCCTGCTCCAACACCATCTGAAGCAATAATAATTCCTCTTAATCTAATTGGTTGTTCAATAACCGCAGTACCTGTGTTACCTGCTTGTGATCTTGTAGCCTGAATATCGCTTTTAAAACTCATAGTATCTCCATTATAAGGGTAAAGTATAGGGGCGTAAATACTACGCCCCTATATTAAATTGATTACGCTCCTGGCGAACCAAAGATTCCTCTAGGGTCAGACCAACCGAAGCTGTATCTTTCTCTAGCTTTAAATCTTACGTTACCAGTGTCGAAGTCACCTTCAATCGCTGTTTTAATTGGCGATCTTACAAAGTGTTTCAAACCGTTTGGCGCATCAGTCATAATGAAGAATGCATCAGTATCAGTCAAGAAATGGTTAACTCTGTAACCTTCTGGAATCATACCCATGTTCATCATTGCGTTGATGTCGTTTTTCGCAAACGCTGCAGAACCACCTGGTGTTGTAGATAAAGGTGATTTCATAATTCGCTCTGCAGTAAATTGTAATTCTTTTGGAATTATCAATTTTCTACCCATAGTAGCGATTTTTAATCCTCTTTCGTCTACGAACGCTGCGATGTCTATTAACGCTTGTTCTAACGAAGTTTCTGACAAATCAGAAGCAGTAGATAATTCATTTCTGAATGTTCCACCATTTGCTAATGGGTGGTCAGTAGTACAAAGTGCTTTACCGTCACCTCCATTATAGCTTCCGCCTGTATTAAACGCATTGTTTAATACATTTGCTGCTGTGATTTGTTTAGATTGCGCCATTGATCTAGCAAGAGCTCTTGTGTATCTGCCCGCTAATCTGTCGTATAAGTTATCTTCAATTGCCTCTTCTGTGATAGCAAATGCTAACGCCACAGTATTATGAGTGTATCTTGAAGTATATACTTCAGAAGCTTGGTCAAATGTGACCATAGCACCTTCAGCTTTTGTTGCT